TTGGATTGGTAAGCATTCAGATCTTTACCGAAAGCGGCAAAGGAACGCAGACTTGGCGCGGATATGCTGAAACTTTAGATGGCATTTTCTTTGATAAACGAATAACAGATGCGGGTGCAGTAGCGACTACCAACGAGTTCATCAGATTTTCACCAGAGCAACAGCACCCATATATTTCTGGCGAAGTTTCTGATATACCTTTTAACATTGCAACTTTTGTCGCACCATTCGTGCGCTACGAGTATAAATAGGAGGCCACAACATGACTGGCATTGCATCAAATCAGCTCCGATCAGCTTTTGTGGCTGAAGCTACGGCTGGAACTACACCATCAAGCCCAGGGTTCACTAACAGTGACGTTCCCATTAATATGACTGCTGCACCTAATATGATTGAGCATCGATCATTAGCAGCTAAAGGCGAAGCGGTACAAACCGCAATCGGTGGGATTGACGTCACGGGAAATATGTCTGGCACATTGGTTTATGGTGCTTATGATGATTTCTTTGAAAGCCTGTTCCAAGGCACTTGGTCAAATAACGTTTTAAAGAACGCTAAAACCACGCAATCATTGACGGTTGAAAATGCAATAGCAGCGGGTGAAGGCGGCACAAATACGATGATGCGCTATCAAGGCGTTGAAGCAACTGGTGGATCAATTACGCTAACATCAAATGCAGATATTACTTTTGCATTTGATCTGATCGGCATGGGTTCATCAGATACATCAACCAGTGCAATAGGAAGCTCAACATATACAGATCAGACTGAGCGCACACCTCTTTCATCTGGCGTTGATGTCGGAACGATTGCCTTTAGCGGTTACACGTTGAATGCATTTGAAAGCGCCACGATTAACTTTAATTACGATGGCCGTGAAGCGCAGAATGTTCTTGGCAACAGCTTTACGAAAGGCGGCTTAACAAAAGGTGCTGCTTTAGCTGAAATTACTGCGCGGGTTTATGTAGATGCAAACTTTGCGGCTATGTATAACGCAGCGCGTGACACTGATCACAGTTTGTTTAGCGTTACTTTTCCGTTTGGGTCTGTATCTAGCAAGAAATACACATTGCTTTTTCCTAAGTGTAAATTCACATCTGCAAATCTTGATTTTACTGCTACCAACTCAATGCAAGATATAACCATCAGAGCAATGTATGATGAAGCCACAGAGGATGCATCAATGAAATTAACAAGAGCTGTTTCATAATGGGTATGATTGCTTTGGTTAAATTCACCGCTGATATTGATGGCAAGCCTGTTGTTTTTAGGGCTGGTGATAAGATATCAGATGCCGTTGTTAAAAAATTGGGCCTTGCGGATAAGCATAATCTCGCTGGGCCTAATACATCTAAACCGACAAAAACCGAATAAGTGCAGCACTTAGGGGGCTGGTTTGTCGGTATTCCAGCCCCCATTAAAACCGACGAGGGAACCGAAATGCTTAAATTAAAGAAACCCAAAATGTCCGATATGACCTATCGGCGTGAATTTTCTGACGAATTAACCTTTTTGTCTGAAGAAGATAAAACGTGGATAGAAATAAAGTGTCGCGCTGGTGGCTGGGCAAATCCTGATCTGGTCAGATTGCGGGATGATATACAAACATATCGCCAAGCAAAATCTATCGAAAGCGCAAAGCTAATAAAAGATACTGCTAAATATGCAGAAATGAGTGCAGCAACCGATAAGGAAGTTGGCCGAAAGTTATTCGAGGCGATCTTTGATGCTTGTGTTATTTCGTGGGATACAAATATTAAAAACGATGGCAAAGCGATGCAGTGCGATAAGGATCATTTCCTTGCGCTTGCTGATATTCGCATAAATGAAATATCTGAATATTTTATGGAATTTGCTAAATACGTTGATGAATTATCGAACTTTCGTGCTGAAGCGGATGGAGAAACGGAAAAAAACTAATTGATGCGCTTTTATGGTCTTTTAGGTATTCACCGCGTGATGAAACTTATTTGATGTCTAAAGGCGCACTGAAAATAGAGGATAAACCTATCCCCGCAAATATGACTGCATGGACAGCTTTCCATATGCTGCGAGGTTCTAGGCAAATTGGCTATGGTGGCGTTTCCCCTATACCGTTCAGCGAAATTATGGCATATTGCACCCATGCGGGAGTTGATGACCCGATGGAACGGCAGCAAGTTGCTAAGTTTGTAATGGCACTTGATCGAACGGAGCGCGAAGAATATGGCAACAATAAGTCTAAATCTTAACGCACAAGGTATTAAAACCGGTGCGCGTGACGCCAAGCAATCCTTAGACTCTGTTAAGCAATCCGCAACATCTACGGAAGCGGCGGTTGTTCGCAGCGGTAATAACATGGGGTCTGCTATTACTCGCATGGGTAATATGTCTGGCGCTCAAAGATTTGTATTCCAAAACACTGCAAACCAGCTTGGTGATATTGCCGTTCAAGCGTCTATGGGAACTAATATTTTTAGGGTTTTGGGAATGCAGTTGCCACAGATTGCCGGTGGCTTTGCTATTCTTGGCGGGGCAATGGGAACCGTCTTGCCGATATTAGGTGTAATTGCTGCGGTTGGTTTTCCTATTATCGCAATGTTTACTAGCATGGGTGGCAAGACAAAAACTCTTGCGGAAAACATGGATGAACTTGCTGATAGTTTGGAGAACTCAAGGCGAGCATTAAAAGAGGCAAAAATACCTGTTTCAGAACTCGATGAAAGTTTTGGTATTTTTGCTGAAAGCATTAGAACGACTAGGCGCGAATTAGCGTTGATGGAGTTAGAGCAAACCAAGAGAGATTTAAACGGTGTTTTAAAAGAGTTTTCTAAAATAGATGATCTTGCTTTTTTCAAAGGTGGCTTTACGGGTGCTTTAGCGAGATTAAAATTTGGGTCTGAGGACTTTGGTGGGGCGCAACGTAAACTTGCTGCTGAATTTGCAGTTACAGTAGATGAAGCACTGCGATTAACAGCGGTTTTAGCGATATTTGATGATCCAAAACTCAAAGATAATCCTAAGGCAATGGCTAATGCATATGGTTTACTTTTTGATGCTCTCAATGAATTAAACCCAACTACTGATGAAGGCGCTACAGCAATATTTAAACTTGCTAAAGCCGCTTTAGCTGGAAAAGAAAACGCCGCTGAATTGATAGGTCAATTAAAAGATCTTCAAGAATTGGGGCCGCTTAAATTTGAGATGACTGAAGGAATAGCTGCCCCTAAATTTACTGGAGGTGGGAGAGGCGAAGTTATTCCAAGTGCGTCTGATATTTTAATGATGGGAATGGGCGGCGAAATCGTTGGTGGCCCTGAAAAGAAAGATACCAAGCTAGACAGAGAAAAACAAAAGCTCGCAACGTTCGCAGAGCAATTTCAACCAGTACTAACCGCTGCGGCTGAATACGAAGAAACGATGACTAAGTTAAATCGGGCGCGGGAAATTGGTGCAATTACAGAAGAACAACACGCGCAAGCCACAGCCGTGGCAACAGACAAATATAGAATAGCAGCCGGTGAATTGGTTGATTACACAAACGTTGCTAATATTTTTGCAAATTCTCTCGAAAATAGCATGATGCAATTATTGCAAGGCACTTTGAGTGTAGAAGATGCGTTTAAGAATATGGCGATTGCGGTTATTCAAGAGCTTTATCGGGTTTTGGTTGTGCAGCAGATGGTTAATGCGGCTATGGGCGCGTTTGGTTTCAGCCGAGGTTCTGGTGGCGGGTTTGTTCCGACAGGTGGCGCTGGTGCATTCGGTGGGCCTGTTTCCCCTTCTCAGGGGATAGTGGTTGGTGAACGTGGGCCGGAGGTATTTTTCCCGCCATCTAAAGGCAATCTTGTTCCTAATTCGGATCTTGGTGGCGTCCAAGTCCATCAGAGTTTTAACTTCGCTGCAAATGGCGATGAAAGCGTGAAGCAAATAATTGCCCAGCAAGCGCCAAAAATTGCTAAGATGACTGAGCAATCAATAATGGAGAGCCGTAGGCGTGGCGGTCAGATGAAGGCGGTGTTTGGATAGATGGCTATAACGTATCCTTTAACTTTTCCGACAACGGGAATTTCATCTGTGGAATTGAGGACAGTTAATTCTAACGCAACTTCTCAGTCACCATTTACATATAAACAGCAGATTGTTTCGCATGGCGGTCAGCGGTTTGAAGCAACAGTTAATTTGCCGCCTATGAACAGAGATAGCGCAGCAGCATGGAAAGCAGCCCTTGTGAGCCTCAAAGGGTCTTTGGGTACGTTCTTATTGGGTGATCCTGATTATGCGCTTCCACGCGGCACTCTGCGCTCTACAAATGCACAGAACCAAGCAACGGTAACGGGATCTGCTGGCCAAAGCTTCTTAACGATTACCATGCAAGATCAATCAAGCACTTTGCTGGCCGGTGATTATATACAAGTGGGTGCTGATAGTACGGCGCGGCTGTATCAGATCCTGGAGGATAGAACCGGTAACGGCACTGTGGAGATATTTCCTAATCTGCGGCTGGATTATACTAATGAGGTTATTGGTACGAATGACACGAAAGGTGTATTTCGGCTGTCAAATAATGTAACATCTTGGTCAATCGATAACGCATCAATTTACGGTATTTCATTTGAAGCCGTTGAAGCAATCACGGGGTAAATCATGGCTGATCGCAAAATATCTGAATTAACCAACATCACAGGCGCTAATCTGGCTGATGACGATGAATTTGCGCTGGTAGATACAAGCGCAGACGAAACTAAAGCGATTACCTTTGGTGAGTTTAAGACTGCCCTAGATACGGCCACTGGCTTTGTCAGGATCACTGGCGATACCATGACTGGTGCTTTAACTATCAATAGTAACCTGTCAGTCGATGGCGGCACGATTAAGCTGGATGGGAATTATCCTACTGGTACAGGCAACGTGGCGTTGGGGGATGCTGCACTTGATGATGGGTCACTGAGTGGTGACAATAATACTGCTGTAGGTTCTTTGGCAATGACTGCCAACACGACAGGAACACAAAACGCAGCGTTTGGTCAGGCCGCATTGGACGCCAATACAACGGGAAGCAACAACACTGCACTTGGTAGGCTGTCTGTATCAGCAAATAGCACAGGTGGTAATAATACAGGTGTTGGGCATAGTGCGCTAGCTTCCAACACCACCGCAAGCAACAACACAGCAGTTGGGTATCAGGCGATGACTGCAAATACTACTGGAACTGAAAGTGTAGGCATTGGTTATAGGTCTTTGGCTTCACAAACCACAGGTAGAAACACGGCTGTAGGTTTTAGTGCTGGTCAAGATATTACTACAGGCTCTAGCAACACAATGCTAGGACAAGAGGCTGGTGAAAACACTACTACAGGCGGATCAAATGTAGCAGTTGGTACTCAAGCCCTACGCTCCAACACCACCGCAAGCTACAACACAGCCGTTGGGTATCAGGCTGGTTATAGTAATACAGCTACTAATGGTCAAACAGCTATTGGTTATCAGGCATTAAAACTAAGCACTGGTGCAAACAATGCTGCGCTTGGCATGGATGCGGGTGTTGCAAACACAACTGGCGCTAGTAATGCCTTTATTGGGCGAGATGCTGCCTACTCCAATACCACAGGCTCTTACAACACAGCTTTAGGTAATGCTGCCCTCTACTCCAACACCACCGCATCCTTTAACACAGCATTGGGTTGGCAATCGCTTTACTCTAATACTACTGGAACGTTTAACATTGGTATTGGCCCTTATGCTCTTCACAGCAACACAACCCCTGCTGCTAATATAGCTATTGGGTATGCTGCTCTTGAAGAAAATACCACTGGCGCAAACAATGTTGGAATTGGTTATAAGGCTCTTGAAGCAAACACCACCGCATCCCGCAACATTGCCGTTGGCTATCAAACTTTATATTCAAACACTACTGGTTATGAAAACGTGGCTATGGGGGCATACGCACTAGATGCAAATACAACTGGTATTGCTCTTACCGCTATAGGTGATGCTGCATTGACAGCAAACACCACCGCAAGTAATGTCACGGCTGTTGGCTCTGAAAGTTTAAAATTTAATACGACAGGTGCTTCAAATACAGCAGTAGGTAAACAGGCTTTATATGCAAACACCACCGCATCCAATAACACTGCCGTTGGGTATCAGGCTGGTTATAGTAATACTACTGGCACATCAAATACTTCTGTGGGTAAAAGTTCTTTA